CGACACAAGTAGCTCAGGTGGATACTGAATATACCGATTGTAGTTCATGTCCGAGATAAATTATATTTTAATATAGATTATGGCAGTAAAGAAAGAGTTTGTTTATGAGATGGTCGTTGAGGTCAAGGGACCTGACGGGAAACCCGTTGAAAAGACCATCCAAAAGACAGCTAATAGTATAGAGAGTTTTGAGGAAGCCGTTGCGGCGACTGAAAAGACATTAAAGGGGGCTAAGTTAGGTTCCCCTGAGTTTAAGAAGGCAGCCAAGGCTGCGAGAGAGGCATCCAAAGGTTTAGAGGAGGCTAAAAAATCATCTATGTCGTTCAGCGAGCAGTTGGACGCAATACCAGGTCCTATCGGTGGAGTAATTCAAGGAGTAAAAGGATTGGGTGGTGCGTTTAAGGCTTTATTGGCTAACCCGATTGTATTGGTAGTCAGTGGTATTGTTGCTGCGGTTACGGCTTTGGGTAAAGCGTTTTTATCCACTAAGAAGGGTGCTGAATTATTCGCTCAAGTATCGGCGGGTATTGGAGCGGGTTTAGATGTCGTTAGAGACGTTCTTGCGAGTATTGCGGAGAATATAATCAACGCATTTAGAAAAGACCCTCTACAGGCTCTAAAAGACTTTGGTAAAGCAATAGTAAATAACGTAGTCAACCGTTTTGTTGGTATCTTTGAGTTGATACCTAAATTGGGTAAAGCTATTAAACAGGTATTCCAACGAGACTTTAAGGGTGCGGCTAAGACGGCAACGGATGCGGTTGGTAAAGTCGTATTGGGTGTTGAGGACGTAACTGATAAAACTGGTGAGTTTATTGAAAAAACCAAAGAGGTAGTAAAAGAGATACGTGAGGAAGCTACAGCGGCGGCTCAACTGACGGCTAATCTACAGAATATCGAGGACAGACAAAGGGAATTAAATGTTGAGAGAGCTAAACAGAATGCTCTTATCTCAGAAGCTAAGAAACGTGTAACGGATGAGACCCTAAGTTATGAGGAGAGAAACGCAGCCTTAGAGGAGGCAGCCGCTGCGGAACAGAATCTATTAAATAAGGAGATTGCTCTGGCTGAGGAAAGACTGGCGGCTAAACAAGCTTTAGCGGCTCAGAGTGATAGTGACGCTGCGACCCTTGACGAGCTGGCTCAACTTGAGATAAACCTTGCTAATCTAAGGGAACAGTCCACCAACAAACAGAAGGAACTACAAGACCAAAAGAAGGCATTGAATGACCGTGAGAAGGCGGATAAGAAAGCATTGGCTGACTTTGAGAGACAGTTGAACGAACAGTTGGTAGAGGATGAAAGACAGAGACAGCAACAGGAATTAGAGAACCAAAAACAAGCTCAGTTAGACCAAATAGAACAGTTGAAAGCAACTGAGGAGGAGAAGGCAGCATTAAGACTCAAGGTGGAGGAAAAATACCAACAAGACCAGGAAAAACTTAAAGAACAATATGCGGAGGAGGACCGTCTGAAAGAATTGGGGAGATTGGATACGAAACTTGAATTACAGAGGGTTACCAATGCTGAGGACCTTGCCAATTTACAACAGCTTCTTAATGAAAAGATGGAGTTGGAATTATCGGCTGCTGACTTGACTGCGGATGAGAGATTGTTGATTAAACAAAAATACGACGAAGCGTTTATTGCGAGCGAGCAAGAACTAACAGCTATTCAACTTGATATTGAAAGACAGAAGGCAGATATTGCCCTGAAAGGGTTGGAGGTTATTAAACAGATTGCCGGTGAGGAGAGTAAAGTCGGTAAAGCTGCGGCTATAGCTCAAGCGTTAGTGAATACTTATTTAGGTGTATCAGAGGCATTGAAACAAAAATCAACTTTACCTTCCCCGTTGGATGTTATTGCTAAGGTGGTGAATGTCGCAACGGTATTATCTACAGGATTACTGGCGGTTAGGAATATCAAGGGGGTTGAGGCTCCTAAGTTTGCTGAGGGTGGTATTGTTGCAGGTATTGGAGGACCGACTGAGGATAATATCACTGCGAGGGTGAGTGCTGGTGAGAGTATTATCAACTCAAGGTCAAAGAGCATGTTTAGACCTTTGTTATCAACATTAAACGAACTTGGAGGTGGAAAGAGGTTTGACGCCAGTGGTGCTATGGATACCACAAGACCTTCAGGTGAGAACTCAACTCCGATTATTAAGACTTATGTCGTGGCTAATGACGTGACTACGGAACAGGAGTTATTCAGACAACAAAAAACCCGTAGTGTTATATAACGGGCAATATTAAAGAAAAATTATATTTTATAGTATATGAGAATTATTGAACTCTTAATTGACGACACTGATTTAAGTGTTGACGGTATTGGAATTGACGAGGTGGCATTGGTAAAAAGACCGGCTCACGAGGAGGGATGGCTTGCCTTTAATAAGGAGAAAGAAAAGAAGCAACCCTACGAGGTATTGACAGACGAACAGATGTTAGAACTCGCTGAGGCTCTATCTGAGTTGGGTGAGGACCCAACAGAATTGGAGGAGGAAGGATGGGAGATTGTCAAGGTCGAGAAACTGAATAAAGAATCTTTTGTTGGTGATATCAGTTCTGACCCCAATGCTGTATCTGTTGAGGATACTGTTGGAATGAGAGTGAGGTATAAATACGTGGGACCTAAAGACTCTAAGAATAGAGACTTTTGTGGTGCTATGGTTACAGCCAACCGTGTATACCGTAGAGAGGACATAGACAATATGACTATGAATATGGCTAATGACGAGTTTGGTTATTATGATATCTTTGAGTGGAGAGGTTCTTTCAACTGTCGTCACGAATGGGTGAAACTTATCTATAAACAGAAGGACCCCAATAGTGGTGTAGCTCAGAATCGTATTCTTAACAATGCTGACAGACGTAGAAACTTAGAGGGAACACAGACCATCCTTCAACCTTCAACTCTTAACAGAGCTACGGCTAATAAGAGGGAGAAAAGTGGTTTATTCACCACTGAGGACTTTGAGATGGTTGGTGTTGTTGGTAATGCTCCGTTATTCTCAACGAAGGAGGAAGCTATGGAGGTTGCTGAGTTTATTGGATGTCAAGGGTATCACGAACACGAACAGAATGGTAAAGTATATTATATGCCATGTGAGAGCCACACCGACGCCGTCTCTCATAATGAGTTTGAGACTTATGACTACCCTGAGTATATTAAAGAAACGGCGCAAAGAGCATTAAGATTTATTGAGGAGGAGGGTAACCCTAATGACTGTCTAACCCCTGTTGGTCGTCGTAGAGTATCTGACCTTGCTAATGGTAAACCCGTATCTTTGGATATTCTAAAGAGAATGAAAGCTTATGGAGACCGACATAAGAAAGACCTTGAGGCTTCAACATCTTTGGAGGATGGTTGCGGGATGCTCGCATATATGAGTTGGGGACTTGACGTTGAGGGTAGAGCTATGGAGTGGTTGGAGAGAACCATCTCTAAATTAGAAGGTGAGGAGTTTATTTATGAGAACCCTTGTCAAGCCGGTTATGTCGCTTACGGAACTAAAATAAAGGACGGTAAAGAGGTCCCTAACTGTGTCCCTATGGAGAACTCATCTCAGAGATTAAAGTTCAACTACGACGAGGACAGGATGGAAATTACGGGGGCTGCTATGATACCTAATAAGTTGATTATCCGTAGAGACTTTAAGGGTCAGCCATATTACGTATATTTTAGTTCAGATACTATTAAGAAGCTCGCATTTAAGTTTATGAGAGAAAAGAGGTTGGATGCTACCAATATAGAGCACACCCCTCTTAAAGCTAAGGACACTTATGTCTGTGAGAGTTGGTTGGTAACCGACGAATATAACGATAAAAGCAACGCTTTAGGTCTTAACTATCCAAAGGGAACGTGGATGATTACTATGAAAACTGACGACCCTGAGGTTTGGAATAAGATTAAAAGTGGTGAATATACAGGTTTTTCTGTGGAAGGATATTTTGAGGAGAAACTCGTATTTAGTAAAGAGGACCATCTTTTAGATGGGATAAAAAATGTTATTAAAAAGATAAATAATGACAAGTAAAGAAGCGATTGAAAAAATCAAGCAATTACTATTCGGTTCTGAGACTTTTGGAATGTTGAAAACCAAAGAAGGTGTTGAACTTAAAATTGAGGGAGACGTCGAATTGGAGAAAGCTATTTATATTATCACCCCTGACGGTGAATTACCAGCTGAGGATAAGGAATATGAGATGGAGGACGGCATGAAGATTAGAGTCAAGGAAGGTCTCGTGGATGCTATCGACTACCAACGTGTAGAGGATGAGGTAGACATGGAGGAGACTGAGAAAGAAAAGGTTGAGGATGAAAATGAGATGGCTGAGCACGGAGACGAGGAGGTAAAAATGGTTACCGCTGAGTTAGTTGACGGCACTATCGTTGAGACTGATACTGAGGAATTGAAGGTCGGAGATTCTTTGTTTGTGGTTACTGAGGAAGGTAGAACTCCTGCCCCTGATTCAGACCACGAAACTAAAGATGGTAAAATTGTAACGACTGAGGATGGTATTGTTGTTAAGATTGAGGAAAAAGTAGAGGTAGAGGAAACAGTTGAGGTTGAGGAAGAACTTAACTTTGGTGAATTACTTGAAACCTTTACAGAGGCGTTCAACAAACTAAACTCTGAGTTGAATGTTATGAGAGAGGAGTTTGACACCATGAGGGAGAACTTTAATAAGTTCAGTGCCGAGCCCGCTGGTGAAAGGATTTTTACCAACAAACATAAAGAGATGGTAAAGAATAAAAAGGAGCAACAGTTCTCTAAATTGGAGGCTCTTGCGGCATTAAGGAGAAATAAAAAATAAATTAAAAACTTTTGTAAAATGAAAAAGTATAGTAATGAAAAGTTTAGTTTTGACCTAAGTTCGTTGGAAACTTATACTGACGAGGTAGGTGGCTTGCTATTAGCAGAGGCTATCGTAAAAGGTAAAACGGCTGAATTATGTTTCGTTCAACAAGGGGTAAAAGGGTCTCAAGCTATCAACTTATTGAGCTCTACTCTTGAGGTTCAAGACGGTTCTTGTGGTTGGAATAGTTCAGGTTCAACGACATTTACACAGAGAGATATCACTGTTTGTGATAAGAAAGTAAACGAGAGCTTATGTCCTCGTGACTTAAATAACTATTGGGCTTCAGCATTCTTGAATGCGGGTTCATATAACGAGGAGGTTCCTTTCGCTGAGGCTATTGCTGAATTGAAAGTATCTCAGATTCAGAAATACACTGAGGAGCAATTATGGAGAGCGACTACAGGAACGTCTTGTTTCGACGGTTTTGCTACCCTAATCTCAACAGGGACTACTGGTGTCGTTGCCGTAACGGGAGCGACAGGAATCACTGCGTCTAACGCATTGGCTGAGGTTGATAAATTGGTTGAGTTATTACCAAACGCAGTTGCTGACAGAGACGATATTATCGTTTGGATGTCTATGGCTAACTACCGTAAATACTTAATCAACTTGAGAAACTCTAATTACTACCAACCATGGGTGGTTGAGGGAGACCAGATGTCAGAATACGTTACTTTACACCCTGGTACTAATATCAGAGTGGTAGGAACTCACGGTATCAACACTGACGGTGTTTATATGGGTCCTGCTGAGTATATGGTAGTTGGTGTTGACCTTATGTCAGATGAGGAAGCACTTTCTATGTTCTACTCTAAAGATAACGACGAGGTTCGTGTTAGAGCTAACTTTAAGATTGGAGCACAGATTGCGTTCCCTGAGTTTTTCGTAACGAATAACTTATAATAAACCTAAGTAAAAAAACTTAAATTATGTCATATTCAGCTTGTCAAGTATCGTCTAATATTGAATTGGGATGTGTTGGTAGTGTAGGTGGTATCAAGACTATCTATATCCTTAACGGGTCTATCACAGGAACCAGCTCAACTGCGGAAGGTGCTATTAGTGGAATTACCGGTAGTGGTAATCTATATGAGTTTCAAGTTCAGAAACAGACGAGCAATTTGACTGAAACGTTTAATATCTCTTTGGAGAACGGAACCACTTTCTACGAGCAGGTTACCAACGCTATCTTTAATAAGATTGACGCAACAAAGAGAGACCAACTAAGATTGTTGGCTCGTAACAGACAGATTGTTTTGTTTGTTGAGGATAATAACGGAACGGTATATTACTTAGGTAATGACTTTTCAGGTGGTTTTGTCTCTGCTGGTACAAGCGAGACTGGTACTGCCTTTGGGGATAGAAACGGTTTTAATATCAGTATTACGACTTATTCACAAGACCCAATGTTATTGTTATCAGGAACTTTATCTGACGTTGTTAGTGGTATCACTATCAACTAAGAAAATAACAGATAGAAAGGGTGGGGGAAACCTCACCCTTTTATAGCCAAAAATAAATTAAATATAATGGGTAGGATTAGGAGAAATAATTTACAGGGTCACGACCGTAAATATACGAAACACGGTCACTGGCTTAAGAAAAAGACTCTAAGAAACTTGGAGTTTAATGATACGCCTGACTTGACGGAGGAGGAAAGAAGGAGAGAGTTGAATGAAAAACTTAAACCCTATAAACTCGACCTATCCAAACATATCCCAATTGAAGCGAAGGGACCTGTGGGAGGTGGTGAAACACCCGTTCCTTCACCTACACCAAGTCCTACGCCTTCACCGACACCTACGCCAAGTCCAACACCACTACCTGCGTGTGATTTAACTTATGAGTTTGTTTATGAAGCCAG